TTAAAGTCACCACCATTTGCGTCAAGGATTATATCACCCTCAACATCAATTGTCAAGTCTCCAGATGATAAATCTATTTCTGTTCCGTCAATAGTAATATTATCTGCAACTAAACCACCATTTGCAGTAAGTTTATCTACCTGTAAATCCTCATGGCTAGAGCCTAGTTTTAACTCAAACGTTGGACCTGAAGTATTGTAGGTAAATGTAGCATCGTCACCACTACCACCCTCTATTGTAATACCTGCACCGTTGATTACAGCAGATGTACTGTTACCACTGTCAAGAACAATGTTGTGATCGTTAAGATTTACAGTAGTAGAGTTTACCGTTGTAGTTGTACCTGATACAGTTAAGTCACCTGTAACTGTAAGGTTATCTGCTACTGTAACCTCTGAGGTACTGTGTCCTAGTGTGATAGCTGTACCAGATATACCTGTACCGATAGAGACAGACTCACTGCTGTTAGCTGTGTCAATTATAAGATAAGCATCTGAGCCTTGTTTAATTGTAAGTGCAGTAGCTGAGTTATCAGAAACAGCCACGTTAATATCCGTGGCATCAGCACTGATAGAGTCTAGAGCAATGTCACCAACGTTAGTAATGTTGTTATCACCAAAGCTAGTAGCACCCATTGTTTTGTTTGTAAGTGTTTGTGTTGCTGTAGTACCAACAATCTCCTGATCACCACCTGCAGGAAGAGTTAGTACGTTAGTAACAGAAGCTGAGTGTGGTTGTGATTTAACTGTTTGACCATGAGAGTTAGACTCACAGTTAAACACTACAGTACCAGGATTACTATTACCTTTTACAACTACTTTACCTGTTCCGTTAGGTGCTAGGTCAATATTAGCATTTGATGTAGTAACAATATCCTGACCGTTCATATCAAGGTCACCACCTAACTGTGGAGTAGTATCTTCCACCACGTTAGATATAGCAGCACCTGAAACAGCAAGACCAGAAATTATCGTGCTACGTGTAATCTTTTTAAGACCACCACCAGAAGTATCTACAGCAAGAAATACGTCATCGTTAGCAACTGTACTAATCTCAGATAAGTCACCTACACCAGTAGGGTTAAAGTTTGTACCGTCTGCAATAAGAAGATGTCCTGAAGTATTAGTACCCATAGTGAGATCATCACCACCAATAGTGAGATCACCTGTAAGTGTAAGGTTTCTTATACCAGTGTAATCTTTGTTAGCATCTAATATAACTGCTTTAGAGTTAATAGCTGTACCTGTACCTGTAGATCCTAGATCAAGAGCGTTAAGCTCTCCTACAACTGCTGTAACACCATCTAGAGTATTTAGCTCTGCAGTGGTAGCAGTAACACCATCCATAATGTTAAGTTCAGCAGCAGTTGCTGTTATAGCTGTACCGTTAAAGTTTATTGCATCTGCGTGAAGAGTGCCATCAAAATAACCATCTTTAAACTCAAAAGAACTAGAACCTAAATCTACATCATCATCTGTTGTAGGAAGTATTGATCCGTTGTTAAAAGTAACCTGTGTCTCACCACCTGCAGTAATTGTAATTACATCAGATCCACTAAATGCTATGCTTGTGTTAGAGTCAGCATCACCTGCAATACTATCTAGTTGTACTGCACCTACGTTTGATAATGCAGCATCACCAAAGTCTACAGCACCTGCAACAGTAAGTGTTCCTGATACATCTACATTACCATTAATATCTACTGTTGTAGCAGCAATCTGTATTTCTGTATCTGCAACAAGATCAAGCTGACCATCGGCACTAGAATTTATAAATATAGCTGTGTCACGAAACTGTATCTTTTCTGTAGAAGCAATAAGAATATCATCAGAGAACTCAAAGTAGTCTTCGTCTTCCATCCATTTAAGTTCACCATCATTAGTTTCACCATCAAAGGTTACAGTAATATCTGTACCTGCTGTGCCATCGCCAATGGTAATACCTGTGCCTAATAGCTTAGTAATAGGTCCACCCTCTGCAGCAGTACCATCGTGAGTGTGTCCTGTGCTTGCTGCAAAGGCAGCTAAAAGTTGATCATATTCATTGTTAAACAGATCGGCAGTAATAACATCACCGTCTGTAAAACTGGATTGTCTCGTGTATGTATTACCCATCTAACGTCTTGCTCCTACTTGATATTCTAATTGAAACCCTTTTAGGGAATATGGTGCTGTCTCGCCACCGTCATTAATTCTTAATGCAACAGAAAAACCTGACCCTTCTACTGGTTGTCTTACAAGTGGTTGTGAAGGACCACCAAAAACAAATTGTACTGCACTTCCGCTAGTACTAAAAGTAGCTGAACCAAATAAAGCAGCTACATCTGAAGTATCTAATGCGTAAGGAGCAGGTCTTGCTGAATCTGTAGATTCGTTATCATATAATACTAACAAATCTGCATCAATAGCTGATTCAGGTTTATAGTTAAGGATAACCCTTTGCATGTGTTTTCTAACACCAGTGTCTCCAAAACTTAAATCGGGGCTTCTGTATCTAGCTAGTATCGCTGTTCCATCGAAGGTATTACCTCTTTCTTGTCTATGGACATACCCTGAAAAGTCACCGTGTATAACTCTAACATCTCCATCAACAACTAAAGTATCTGTAGCTGAAGGTTTTACTCCACGTATTTCAGCAAATTCAAATTTGTCTGCTCTTCTAACACAAACAATACCTTTTGTTAATTTTTCCCCTTGCCCTGCTTTTGAAAAAAATATTCTGTACTGTGTTTTATCTGGTATTACAACACTTTCAAATACTGTTGAGTCTTTAATGTTAGCATCAAAAATAGACTGTACGTTTTGTGTAATAGCACCAAGAGCCGTATCACCAATTCTTGCAGTAGCAGCAACAGTTCTAAGTCCATCAGGACCAAGGAATAGCAAGTCACCTGCAAATTCCTGTATAGTGTCTTTATTTACGCAACCAATGTCTCTAGTAACTGGTTGTATAGCAAAGTCACTGAGAGTAGATCCTGTTAGTTTAAATATTCTGTTTTCACAAAATATAAATAAAGAATCCCTAAATACTTTTAATCCAACAATATTATCATCTACTTTAATAGTTCCTGCACCATCACCTGACTGAAAACCATCTTCGTCAAAAGGTTCA